GACCCATAACATAAGTGCCTCTCGCCTACTGCGAGGGGCACGAGGAGTAGGAATGTGAAACTCGATGACATGATACGTCGGGCACTGGACAACTTGTCCGTGCCGTACACTATACACAAGACGAAGAATCATTACTTTGCGATCATAAACGGCTCGCGGGTATTGATAAGCGGCAATCACGACAAGACCAATGCACGCACTGTCAGGAACACAGTGCGTAACCTGAAGCGAGCAGCGGAGAAACGGGATGGACGTAGTAACGATAGACTTTGAAACGTATTACGATAAGAATTATTCGTTGTCGAAGCTGACGACGGAAGCGTACATACGTGACAAGAGGTTTGAGGTTATCGGTGTAGGGGTAAAGGTCAACGGCTTCCCTACGGATTGGTATAGCGGGGCCGACCCCGGCAAGTTCTTGCGACAACTTGACTACAGTGACAAGGCTATCCTGTGCCACAACACTGCGTTCGATGGCGCTATCCTGTCGTGGCACTACGGCATAAAGCCTAAGCTGTGGTTGGACACCCTGAGTATGGCGAGGCCGCTGCATAATGTCGCAGTGGGCGGAGCGCTCAAGTACCTAGCTGCCCACTATAAGCTGGGCGTAAAGGGTGACGAGGTGGTGCACGCCTTAGGCAAGCGGCGTGCGGACTTCAGCCCCGAAGAGCTGGCGCGCTATGCAGCGTACTGCTGCAATGACGTTGACCTGACGTATCAGTTGTTTCTTAAGATGGCCGGTCAGTTGCCTGCGTCAGAGATGCGGCTGATAGATCAGACGCTGCGGCTGTATACAGAGCCACACGTGCGCATAGATACAGACGTGCTCGAAGAGCACCTCGACAACATCGTAAACGGTAAGGCGGTGCTACTTGATGACGCGATGTTTGCGGGTATGGACGAGCTTGAGTTCAAGAAGACTCTCATGTCTAACCCTAAGTTTGCCGACTGCCTGTCGGCTATGGGTGTAGAGCCACCGACCAAGACCAGTGTTGCCACCGGCAAGACTACGTTCGCATTCGCCAAGGCAGATAAGGCGTTCACCGATTTGCTGGAGCACGACGACCCACGTGTGTCTGCGCTAGTAGCGGCGCGGCTGGGCGTCAAGTCTACACTGGAGGAGACACGCACAAAGTCGTTGCTAGGCGTTGCGAAGCGCGGGCTGCTACCCATCATGCTGAATTACTATGGCGCGCATACCGGGCGCTTCAGTGGCGGCGACAAGATGAACCTTCAGAACCTGCCACGGGGTGGTGCGCTGCGGCGAGCGCTTGCTGCGCCTGAAGGCAAGCTCTTTGTAGCGTGTGACTCCTCGCAGATCGAGGCGCGCATTGTAGCATGGGTGGCGGGGCAGACCGATCTACTCCAGCAATTCACCGACAAGCGGGATGTGTACTGCGAGTTTGCGTCTGAGGTGTACGGGCGACCTATAACAAAGGACGACAAGCTGGAGCGCCACGTAGGTAAGACTGCTGTGCTAGGGCTAGGCTACGGCATGGGCGCGGTAAAGTTTAAGAATACGCTGGAGATAGGTGCTGGCGGTATGAAGGTGTCGATGCCAGACGATGAGGCCATGCGAATTGTCCGTGTGTACCGGGCCAAGAACCATATGATAGCACGCTTCTGGACGAAGTGCGGGAACGCCCTCCACCACATGGTAGAAGGTAGCCCCTTCCAGCTCAGTGATGCGTTGCCATCACTGAGTACAGGCAAAGAGTGTATCACCCTACCGAACGGGCTGACGATACGCTACCCGCTGTTGCACTCAATGTTGGATGGCTATCGGTACGTCAACAACTCCCGGACATACAGGGAGGCTGTCAAGGCATCGCCGCACGGGGACACACTGCCTGACAACAAGTATACACGCATCTATGGCGGCAAGGTCACAGAGAATATCGTGCAGGCGCTGGCACGCATTGTCGTGGCGGAGCAGATGGTTGCAATAGGGCGCAAGTACAAAGTCGTGCTGCAAGTACACGACGAGGTTGTCATAGTGTGCGACGAAGGCGAGGCCGACGACGCTGTAGCGTTTATGGAAGAGGTAATGTCTACGCCCCCAGCGTGGGCACCTGACCTGCCTGTAGCGTGTGAGTCTGGCCTTGGATATAACTACGGGACATGCAAATGATGGACGAAACAGCAGAACGTATTGTCGAACTGTGGAACGCTGGGTGGTCGGCGTCACAGATTGCCAAGGACTTAGGACTCACAAGGGGTGCAGTCATAGGCCGGGTATACAGGATGCGCAACAGTGGCGTGAAGCTGCGCGTATCTGAGCCAGTGCTGAAGAAAGCGGCGAGGCCCAAGCGGCGCGCTCAAAAAGAACCACCGGTTGTGGGCATACCAATGGAAAAGTTGACCGACAAAACCTGTCGGTACATTCTCAATGACAACCCGTCTGCGCCTGCGTACTGCGGCGACCCTGTCGGGCACAGCGCGTACTGCGCTCACCACCACTCACTATGCTATAGAAAGGTCCCACTATGCAGCTCTCGCACTCGTTCTCGTCGCTCAAACTATACGAAAATTGCCCTCTCCGTTATCAACAACAGAGGATACTTAAGGCAGTCGTAGACAAGGGCGGCGAGGCCAGCCAGCACGGCGAGCGCGTGCACAAGTATCTGGAGGAGAGGCTGACAGGGGTGTCCCCCCTGCCAGACGAACTGGAGCCACTGGAGGGCGCTATAGCTGCGCTTGATAGGCTGTCTGCCAAGGGTGTGCTTATGGTAGAGCAAGAGCTTACACTCAACGCCGAGCTAAAGCCTACCGGGTGGTGGGACTCAGACGCATGGCTGCGGAGTAAGCTGGACGTGCTCGTGGTGCGCGGTGACAAGGCATACAATCTCGACTGGAAGACCGGCAAGCGCCGTCCTGACTATAGCCAGCTTGAGCTGTTCGCTTTGCAAGTGTTTGCACACTACCCTGAGGTGCAGCGAGTGACCAGTGCCTTCATCTGGATACGGGACGTGGCCACGGACAAAGAAACGTACACACGGGACGACGCCCCCAAGCTGTGGGAGAATCTGCTGGCCAAGGTGCGCCGGATAGAACAGTCCGTTGCGACTGACAACTGGCCTGCCCGCCCCAGCGGGCTGTGTAACTACTGCCCGTGCAAGCCCACGTGCCAGTACGCAAGATAATACTTGACACCTTGGAAACTATGGAGGTATAAATGGCTACTCCAGAGGGTGCAGTGAAGCGCAAAGTTGACCGAATGCTAACTAGAGTAGGCGTCTGGTTCTTTAGCCCTCAGGCTGGCCCTTATGGCCGGGCCGGTATCCCAGACAGGCTGGTATGTGCGAAAGGGAAATTCGTGGGAATAGAAGTGAAGGCAGACGCTAGCAAGAAACCTACCCGGCTGCAGACGTCGTGCATGGCCCAGATAGAAGCCTCCGGCGGCAGGTGCTTCGTAGTATACGATGACGCCACGCTGGAGCAGGTGCGGCAGTATCTGGTGGAGGAGCTGGGATGCTAGTCGTTGAGCAGTCACAAGCGCTCGCGCTTAAGCTGAATAACCCGGCCCGCGTCCTGTCCACAATCCCGACAGCGAAGCGGTTCCACAGTGCGGGCGACGGAGCAGTGGTCATACCACATGGTATGGCCGAGGTGCGTACCTTGCGTACTCTAGGTATAGACGCTCCGTCTCCTATCCTGCACTACTACGACTGGCCCGGACGGTTCACGCCTTATGCGCACCAGCGGGATACGGCTGCGTTCCTGACGCTCTATGACAGGTGCCTTGTGCTGAATGAGATAGGCTGCGGCAAAACCCAGAGCGCGCTGTGGGCTGCGGACTATATGATGCAGCTAGGGCTGGTGAAGAAAGTGCTCATCGTGTCCCCGCTGTCCACGCTGGAGCGGGTGTGGGGTGACGCTATCTTCATGGACTTTGTGCATCGCAAGGCAGTAACCCTGCATGGGTCCGCGCCACGTAGGCGCAGGCTCTTGAATACTGAGGCTGACTTCTACATCGTCAATCACGACGGCTTCTCCGTTATCGCTGACGACCTTGGCGATAGGTTCCAGCTGGTCATCGTGGACGAGGCAGCGGTGCTCCGCAACGCAGGGACCAGCAGGTTCAAGCGGTTCTACCGCTGGACCGAGCAGCATCCTGAAACACGTTTGTGGTTGATGACCGGGACGCCGACACCCAATGAGCCGACAGACGCATGGGCGCTGGCGAGGCTGATAAAGAGCCCGTTCCTGACCAGTACGTTCACAGCGTTCAGGGAGCAGGTCATGCACCGGGCAGGTCCGTACAAGTGGCTACCGCGCCCAGAGAGCCTAGACATAGTGCGCCACGTGCTGCACCCGTCTATCCGGTATACGCGGGACGAGTGCTTAGACCTACCCAGCACAGTGGTGCAGTCGCGCTCTGTAGACATGACAGCGGAGCAAGCCAAGTACTACCAGACCATGACGCGCAGGCTGGTCATAGAGCTGCAAGAGAGTGATAACGACATAACCGCAGTTAACGAAGCGGTTAAACTACAGAAGCTGGTGCAGATTGCCTGCGGGGTTGCCTATGATGACATGGGTAATAACGTAGAGCTGGACTGCACGCCGCGAGTTAAGCTGACCAGAGACCTCATCGACGAGGCTGGCGGCAAGGTGATTGTGTTCGTTCCCCTGACCGGTACGCTACACATGCTGGAGCGCGAGCTGGCTAAACACTTCACTGTGGGTGTGGTCAACGGAGCAGTGACTGCGTCTAAGCGTAACGTCGTGTTTAATAACTTTCAGAACAGCAAAGACCCGCGTGTTCTGATTGCTCACCCCGCCACTATGGCGCATGGACTAACCCTTACGGCTGCTGACACTATCATATGGTACGGACCCATAAATAGTAACGAGCAGTACGTACAAGCTAACGGGAGGATAGAGCGTATAGGTAAGCGTAAAGTGTCGAACGTGATACACATTGCGGCAACAGAACTAGAACAGAAAATGTATGAGCGGCTCAAGAACAAACAGAAGCTGCAAGGTCTGTTGCTCGATATGCTGAGGGACTACAAACCATAAGGAGTACAATATGGAACTAACCGTGGATAAAGTTATATCCGGGTACCTTAGACTGCGTACCAAAAAGGATCAGCTAGAAGCCTCTACCAAGGACCAGATAAAGGCCATCAAAGAGCAGATGCACAAGATGGAGCTATGGCTGCGGGAGCAGGCTGATGCACAAGGCGTAACATCATTCAAAACAAATTCAGGTACGGCGTTTGTCACTACGACAGACTTCGCTAGCGTAGCAGACTGGGACGCTGTACTGGACTTTGTTCGCACCAACGAGGCTTTCGATATGCTAGAGAAGCGCGTCAGTAAGATGGCTGTGCGTGGCTATATCGAAAAGAACAAGCAGGTTCCTGCGGGGGTTAACTACGGTACGCGCTTAGAGGTAAACGTGCGCAAGCCTACCCCCCGTGGCGATGACTAACCCAACCCAACCAAGGAGACTACTATGAGCGATCTAACTCTAACCAACCTGAAAGTGCCGGACTACATTGCCGAACGTATGGGCAAAGGCTCCGCACTCGCCACTGCACTGGCCGGGGACAGCGGTGTATCCAGTGAAGTTTTCCCGCGTATCTCCATCAAGGGCTCGCGGTTCCGTATCGTAGACGGTGGTACGGAGACTGTTCTGGAAAGCACTACGCTGGACGTGGTTATCGTCGGCGCTAATCCACGCCGCTCGAAGACGTGGTACGCAAAGCAGTGGACCCCGGACAGTGAGCCGTCCGCGCCTGACTGCTACTCGCTGGACGGTGTACGCCCACACATGGACAGCGCCATGCCACAGAACGACTTGTGTGCTACCTGTGAGCAGAACAAGTGGGGCTCCAAGGTGACGCCAATGGGGCAGGAGATCAAGGCGTGCGCCGACCAGAAGCGTCTTGCGGTGGTCCCCGCTGATGATGCAGGTGGTACTGTATACTTGCTGCAGGTTACTCCGGCTGCGCTGAAGGGACTGAACGCCTACCAGAAGCAGTTGCAGCAGCATGGTCTGCCCCCTGAGTTGGTGCGTACTCGTATCTCGTTTGACACTGACGCGTCGTTCCCCAAGCTGAAGTTTAGTTTCGGTGGATTGCTGGAGAAGGACGCTGTGCTGGCTGCGGAAGAGAAGATCGGCAGCGACATCGTGAAGGCGATCACAGGTGAAGAAGTTTCTACGCCTGCTGCCCCGCCCGCACTCGAAGCCCCCAAGCCTGTACTGGTGAAGGCGACCAAGCCTGCGCCTGAGCCTGAGCCGGAGGCAGCACCAGCACCCAAGGGGTTTGGTCCTGCTGTAGCAGCACCCAAGCCTGCGGCGGCACCCAAGCCTGCGGCAGCGCCCAAGCCCGCAGAGGTAGCGTCGTCTACATCTGATGATGTGCTCAAACTACTTGAGGAGATGGACGCCGATGACGCATAGCGCACTCGACTTCCCAAAGATCGAGGTGCTTCGGCGGCATATGCTATTAACCGCGTCTGATATGGCAAAGATACTGGGTGTATCGCGGACTACTTACAACAAGTGGTTGCGTGGTACACCAGTACGAAAGAAGAACGAAGAGAGCGCAAAGGTTTCTTTGCGCAAACTTCTACACATCATGGCGGAGCATAACTGGCCGACACCGGATGTCGTAGGGCTATCGCAGAAACAAAGACTAGAACGACTGCTTGCCCTGATCGAACAGACTACGTAAAATAAAAGATCGGGGGGCGCACTGCCCCCCTTTCCACCTCAAACGGCGGGATACACTATGGACACAACGGATTTTCTCCGGCATGTGCTACCCACACAAGGGTGGTATGTGTCACTCGTAGTCAACGATGACGGCGCAAGACGACAAGGTTTCTTTGATAATATTGAGGCGCTGGCCGTAGCTACCAAGAAGCTCAGTGATACAGGTAATAATATATACTACGCTGTGTCTTCGTTTGCGGACAAGACCAAAGGGCGGAAGCAAGTAAACGTCGCATATACTAAAGCACTATACATGGACGTAGACTGTGGCGAGAACAAACCATTCGCCACGTGGCAAGAGGGGCTGCGAGTAGCAGCAGCGTTCATCGACGAGTACAAGCTGCCTAAGCCTATGATCGTAGCATCCGGCAACGGGCTACATGTCTACTGGGTATTCGACCGGGACCTGACCACAGAAGAGTGGACGCCTTTAGCCACAGCGCTGAAGCAGATAATGCCGGATACTTTCGATAAAGCGGTTCCTGCTGATAGTGCCCGCGTACTGCGGGCTGCAGGCACGATCAACCCCAAGGGGGGCAAGACTGTGCGGGTGCTGATGCAGGCACCGACAGTTACGCTAGAGCAGATGCAGGCGGTGCTGCCTGTAACCCCCGCTGTCCCACGCGTTGTGCAGCACACAAGCTCCAAGCTGCTAGACGCCCTTGCTGTAGACAGTGAGTACCCACCGGCCAACCCGGACGTTGTCAGCGCCAAGTGTGCGCAGATTGGCTGGGCCATAGAGAACCCGGCGGACGTGCCGGAGCCCATGTGGTACGCCCTGCTGGGCGTGGCTGCGTACTGCGAGAACCCACAGGCCACGGCGGCTAAGTGGAGCGAGGGGCACCCCCAGTACGACGCGCAGAATACCGCACGGAAACTTGCGCAGTGGCAAGCCGCCACGACTGGACCCACCACCTGTGCCAAGTTCAAGCAAGAGCGCCCCAAGGGCTGCGCCAAGTGCGTGTTCAGCGAGCGCATCACGACACCGGCCCGGCTCGGCCTACAATACGTAGAGGTCGCTATCTCGGATGACGCGCCCGACGAGCTGGCTAAACAAGTGCCGCTACCTAAACCATTCGTGCGGGCCGGGAACGGCATAAAGATACGCATCGACGGCACTGACACAGATATATGTGGCTTCGACATATACCCTGTCGGCTATGGCCGGGACGAAACACTCGGCTATGAGACTGTACGCTACCGTTGGAACCGCCCGCACGTCGGGTGGCAACCACTTGTGTTCAGGCAGGCGTATCTGGCTGAAGGGAGTCGGGAGTTTGCGCAGGCTATAGCAGATCAAGGTATCGTCCTATATAGCAAGAAACAAACGGAGCAGTTTCAGTTCATGCTACGCACATATATGGATGGGTTGCGGCAGCTACGGTCTATGACGAACCTGTACGCAACGATGGGTTGGAAAGAGGAAAACACTCAGTTCCTACTCGGCAACACCCTGTACAAGCAGCTGCCTGACGGCAGCGTATCGGAAGAGTCAGTCAACATAGCGTCCAGCACGTCGAGGCTGGTCGATACATTGTACGGCGTATCCGGTACGGTGGAGGAGTGGGCGCAGTTCACGTCCCTGTTCGAGAAAGCCGACATGCCGGTCCACATGTTCGCCGTCATGGTGTCCATGTCCACACCGCTATACGCGTTTACAGGACTTCGCGGTATAACGCTCAACCTCTACGGCCCGACGGGCGCGGGCAAATCACTGGCGCAGTACATCCAGCAGTCCGTGTGGGGCGACCCGGCGCAGCTGCACTACACCGCCAAGTTCACACAGAACGCCCTCTACTCCCGCATCGGCCTGTACAATAACCTCCCCATGACGGTCGATGAGACTACCATGATGCCGGTCAAGGAGGTCGGTGACTTCCTCTACTCTGTAGCGCAAGGACAGGAGAAGGCCCGCCTGACCAAGGCGTCAGAAGAGCGTGACCGTAAGACATGGTCAACTGTGGTGACCACCTCGGCCAACAGGTCCATGAGTTCTGCACTGGTGGCGTCCGGCATGGAGACTGATGCGCAGATTATGCGCCTGCTGGAAGTCACTATGGAGCCACATCCGTTGTTCACACGCAACACCAAGGCAGGCCAGCACATATATGAGTTTGTGTCCTCGCATTACGGAGCCGTTGGCCGGGTGGTGGTGCGGCATCTTGTAGAGCTGGGGGAAGCGGGGTGTAGAGCCGCCATCGCTGCGCACAAAGAGGTTTTCTACAGAAAGTACAGTGCACAATTCTCCGGTAGCGAGCGGTTCTGGGAGCAGTGCATCATCCTAGCTGACCTGATGGGCAAGATCGCCACAGACTTGGGGCTCATACAGTTCGACTACACCCGGGCTACCGTACACATCCTGACCCAACTGGGTGCTATGCGGAAGGCCGTTGCGGACAACACGCTGGACGCGTTCGACGTTATTGCGGAGTACCTCAACGACCACGCAGACGCCAGTGTCACGATCATGCACACCGGGGCGGAGTCGGGCAAGCCGGACTACGCGCGGCTACCGCATGGAGAGATACGCATACGCTTCGAGGTGTTCCGTCCGACCCACGTTGCGCCGTTTGAGTCCGGCGTTGTGCTGCTTGACCGTAAGCATTTCAGGACGTGGCTGTCCATGCGCGGCGCGGACTACCGGTCGCTGATGAAGGAGGTGGCCATAGAGGCTGCAGACGCCACGCCCAAGGGCGGCAAGGCGTACCTCGGAAAGAACACATCTATCAAGCTGGGGCAGCAGTATGTGGTGGGCATCAATCTGACGCACCCCCGTCTCGTTGGCATACTGACTGACATCGACGACGCGGTGACAAGGGACGGGTTAGCGTCCCTGTCTGTAGTGGTCGGCGGCAAGAGCTAGTCTAGGAAGGTCCTAATCATGGACTCTATATCGCCACGGGCTGCGAGTGGCGCTGCGCGCAGTGCCCGCTCTGCCGCTGGCCGTCTGGCTTCGCGCAAGGCTTTGTAGCTGCCGCCGATGAAGTTGCGAATCTCCAGCCCTGTGCCTCTAGTACTGGAGTTCCACTCGC